CGATGATAGATGAAAAGCCATCTATTGGGGTGAAACCGAGATTCATTCACGATGAGCAAAGAGCAGAGGAATTAAGTGGTGCTATCATGAGCTATATACAAGATAATAGGCGTATACCTATTGAATGGCTGGAAGAATACAATGAATTATTAAAAAAGATGGTTATATAAAACCAAGCGCTTTCCCAAATAGGAGGGCGTTTTTTTATTTGAGGGAGGGCTTACGGATGGAAGTCGTTATAGAAAGTATTGAGAGAAAAGGAGAAACCCTATTTAGTGATGGGAGCATAATGGGATTTGAAACCTATGGGTTTTTGATAAAAGCCACCGTTCGTTTTAAATCCGCTGAAGTTGAAGGCAGCTTTTATTTTCCGGGTGAACAGGAAATGAGCTTTTCAAAAGCTGAAAAGAAAATACGTGAGTTGTTCACCGAACAAAAGGGGGACTGACCTTGTCAGAGGATGAATTGTACGTCAAACAATTTAAAGCCTGGCGTACTGAACAAGAGCTACTTTTAAAACAAATCAATTATGATATTGAAGTCAGCCGGAGAAAAATTGAATTGAATGAGAAACAAAAGGAACTCCATTTAAAACGGGTGAACATAGGAATTCAGGAGTTTAATAATTGGGCGGAAACAACAAATCGGAAGGAAAGATTGGAGCTCTTAAAGGAGGTAGAAGCATGTTTGAATTGAATTTAGCGCATGCCAGTATCTTAGAGTTGTTGGAAAAGGCTGCTGAAAAGAATGAGTTTATTTTTGTAAGACAGGGACAAAGGCGGCTTGGTAAAACAACTGCGCTTATGGAATTTGCGAGAGAAAATGGTTATCCAGTCCTTGTAAATAAGGCGATTGTAAAGATTTTTCATCGTAAATATCCCGATGTGAATATTATCGGATATGTGGATGGATCAGAAGTCGACGGGCTATATAACGTCGTTTTTGATGAAGGGGTGCCGAGGGATGCGATTAAACGTCTCTATAAGCTTGGTATTTTGCTAACTGGATTTGTTCGTGTGGATGACCAGGCAGTTATTAATGATGATAACAGATATTCGGTATTTGGTGGATACAGTACAGAAGCACCATCGAAAAAAGCAACTCCTTTGCTGCAAATTGAGCTTGAGGATATTGATTCGATCCCGCACGTTTTCTATAAAGGCGAAAGGATCACCAAGCGTATTGCGATAGATTTTGAGTGGCGCACAGGGGGAGCCGATAAGGTTGGTTCTACCTATATTCGTATCAAGCATGGTAACGATCCTGATAAGGCACTAGCAGTTGAGACGAAGGAACTGGCGGTCGGTGAGAGAGCGTATGAATAGGGAACGTAAGCAGCGTTATAGATACCTACGAGAGCAACGAAGAGAACGCGACTATGAGCTTGGACTTATACAACTGGCTGGCCGTCCGTTCTGTAAACCTAGATTAATACGTCTGGGTCCAGCGCTAACCTTAACGCGATTCATGGCAGGTGCGAGGCGATGAATAAACCTTTAAAACCCTGCAATGAGCCAGGCTGCCCTACTCTCACCCGGGAAGGCTACTGCGAACAGCACAAGCGAACAAAGTCGGCCTATGATCAATACCGTGAGTCTGCTTCCCGCCGGGGATATGACAGCAAATGGCGGAAGGCAAGACAGGGGTACCTGTCAAAGCATCCTTTCTGTCTTTTCTGCATGAAGGAAGGCAGACGGGTTCCCGCGACAGTCGTTGACCATATCGTTCCGCATAAAGGAGATAAAAAACTATTTTGGGATTCTTCCAACTGGCAGCCGCTGTGTGCGCCCTGCCACAGCAGGAAGACCGCGAAGGAGGATGGCGGCTTTGGCAACAAAACATCAAACCTGCGTATGTGATCACTGTGGAACCAAGCTTCATATCAAAGGATGTTCGAAGGTTAGGAAGCATGACAACGGGGTGCGGCAGCATTACATCAAGTGTCCGCGGTGTCAGACTGAATACACGTCCTACTACACGAACGAGAAGATCAGGCGCATGCAACAGAAGGTAAAGAAACTGACCGTGCTGCGTCTCAATGCACAAGCGCAAAAGGGAATTGACGTATACAAACAAAAATACACGCAAGCTCGAAAAGAATTAGAGACTGCCATGCTGCAGCTGCGGGAGGAAATGGAGACCCCCCGCCCTTAAATCTCTGGAAAGGATTCGCCGGAGACCGCGCTCCCCTCCACATTTTGAAAAATTCCCTAAATGAAATTTCGGAAGGAGGTGAGGGAATGGCAAGACCAAGGCAACCGGTTGATTTATTGCTTGTAAAAGGTAAGAAAAACCTGACAAAACAGGAGATTGAAGAACGAAGAAAGCAGGAGATCAAGGCGCCAAGCGACAAAGTAAAGGCGCCTTCTTATTTACCGAAAGACTTAAAAAGGGAGTTCAAAAAAATAGCGGACGAGCTGAAAAACATCGGAATTATGACGAATTTAGATGTTGATGCGCTCGCCCGTTTTTTATATTCGCGGAAGCTTTACCTTCAGGTGACGGACCAGCTGCTTGAGCAGGGGCCAATGAAAACGATAGTCGTCAGAGATGTGGACAAACAGGGAAATATCGTGGGGGAAAAAGAAAAATCGGTAGTCAATGAAGCGTATTCGGACTTGCTAATCAATCAAGATAAACTATTCAAACAATGCCGGCAGGCTTCCAGTGATTTGGGCTTAACCATTTCCTCGCGCTGCAAGCTCGTGATTCCTAAAAAGGATGACGACAAGCCGAAATCAAAAGAGGAAGAGCGGTTTGGGGGCCGGATGTAATGCAAGAGGTCACCGCTGAAATTCTGATTGAGCGTGTATGGGCCTATTGCGAAAAAATACTTTCCGGTGAGATAAAGGTTTGTCAAAAGCATAAATGGGCTGTGCAGCGGTTTTTAAAAGATGTGGAGGCGTTAGCGGACCCGGATTGCCCCTTTTACTATGACGCTGAAGCAGTGCTGGATTTTTACGAATGGGCGAAGCAGTTTAGACATGTTGAAGGGATACTGGCAGGCGAACCAATTGAGCTTACTGACTTTCAGCTTTTTATTGCAGCCAATATCTACGGCTTTTATAAAAAGGAAAATGGGGCCCGACGGTTCCGGAAAGTCTATATCCAGCTTGCACGTAAGAATGCGAAATCGCAATTTCTTGCGCTCATGGCGTCTTATGAAGTGTTCCCGACCACCGAAAAACATCGGGTGTTTATTGCTGGATGGTCCCGGGAGCAGTCAGACGAAGTGTACCAGGCGATTCTTGAACAGCTGCAGCATGCTCCGATCCTCGAAGGAAAATATTCCTCCGCAAACGGCCGGGTAAAAAAGCATAAAACGAACTCAATAATTCAGCCTCTTTCCCGGGAGGCGCGGAAGCTCGGTGACGGTAAAAACCCGTCATTGGGAATTGTGGATGAATACCATGCACATGAAACCAGCGAGATTTATGATGTGCTTGACAGTGGTATGGTGGCCCGGCGCAGCCCGTTAATGGCAATCATCACGACAGCCGGGTTTAACATGGAGCGGCCATGTTTTAAGGAATACCAATATACAAGCAAGATTCTCGATCCTGATGCCGACACAGAAAACGATGACTATTTTGTTATGATCTGCGAACTTGATCCAGATGACGACATAAAAGACGAATCAAACTGGATCAAAGCCAACCCTATTGTTGCAACGTATCCGGAAGGTATGGAGTCACTACGCTCTGCCTTAAAGGTTGCACTCGAAGTTCCAGAAAAAATGCGAAGCTTCCTTACCAAGAATATGAACCGATGGGTTGATCAAAAGGATAACGGCTATATGAAAATGTCAAAATGGCGCGTGTGCAGCGGTGAAATTCCTGATCTGGAAAACATGGCCGTATATCTTGGGCTGGATTTGTCCATGACTACCGACTTAACATCAGTCGGCTGGGTTGGTGTTTTTGATGGAATCTATTATGTCGGACAACATTCCTTCATGCCTGAAGGGCGCGCAAAAGAAAAAATGGCGACGGATAAAGTGCCTTATGACCTGTGGAAAGAGATGGGCTACATTACGTATACGCCTGGCGACGCTGTTGATTACCAAATAGTTGAAAAATGGATCATTGAGTTTATTTACAAGCATCGGTTCCGGCCACAGGAAACCGCATATGACAAATGGAATGCCTTGCATTTGGCTCAACGGCTTGAATCTAAAGGCCATACCATGGTGGAGATTCCGCAAAGAATCAATCATCTATCTTTGCCGACAAAAGACTTTCGTCAAAAAGTATATGACGGCAAAGTTGTTCACGGGGATGACCCGGTTTTAAATTGGGCAATCAATAACGCGATCATGAAAATTGATCCTCAGGAGAATATCATGCTGGATAAAGCAAAATCTCCGCAAAGAATCGACCCGGCTGCAGCTGTCATTAATGCATACGCCAGGGCGATGTATCACGAAACAAACCAAAAAGTAGACCTGAATGCACATTTCATGTCTGATAATTTCAGCTTTTAGGATGTGAGAGAATGAAAAAATTCCTGGCCTTTCTGCTTTTAATTTTAAATGATCTGCTGTTTGTGGTGGGGGCCGCCTTCATCCTTGCAGCTGCATATAGATTCAATACGAACATCGGTCTGATTCTGACGGGTGTATTTTTTATGTTTTATGCCTATCTCCTGACCAAGAAAGGGAGGTGAAATAATTGCTAATTGATCGGGTGTTTGAAAAACGATCAGATTCCTCTGAGGCCAGTGGCTTCAATGAATTGATAAATTTGTTTGGCGGCAGACAGACAGCAAGCGGCGAAAAAGTGAATGAAAGAAATTCGCTTGTGCAGCCGGATGTTTTTGCCTGTGTGAATGTATTATCTGATGATATCGCAAAACTGCCTGTTCATACCTACCAAAAGTTAGACAACGGGATTGAGCGAAGACCAGAGCATCCTGTGGCGTATATGATCAATGCGCGCCCTAATCCCTATATGACCGCGTTTACGTGGAAAAAACTCATGATGACTCATGTTTTGACTTGGGGGAATGGCTACTCATACATTGAATTTGATTCCAGTGGGTTTCCAAAAGGATTATATCCATTGCGGCCTGACGCTACGAATGCTTATATCAATCCGAAAACGGGAATGCTTTGGTATCAAACGGCTCTCAATGACAAAGCGGTCGAGTTATATGATCACCAGGTGCTACATTTCAAAGGGCTTTCTACTGACGGCATACAGGGTAAGTCACCGGTCGGCGTTGTCCGCGAACACATCGGAGCCCAGGCAGCCGCGACAAAATATAATGCGAAGCTGTATAAAAATGACGCAACTCCTCGGGGAATTTTAAAGGTTCCTGCATTTTTAGATGAGAAGCCCAAAGAAAATGTTCGTAAAGAATGGAAACGTGTAAACCAAGGTGAAAACATTGCGATTATAGACAATGGGCTTGAATATCAATCCATCTCAATGCCACTGCAAGAGGCTCAATTCGTGGAATCAATGAAATTCAATAAAGCGCAAATAGCGATGATCTACAAAGTGCCTTTGCACAAACTGAATGAGCTGGATAAGGCCACATTCTCGAATATTGAACACCAATCCATTGAATATGTGAGAAACACTCTTCAACCGTGGATTGTTAATTTTGAGCAAGAACTAAATGTTAAGCTCTTCACAGATCATGAAACAGCCGCAGGCCACTATGTGAAATTTAATATTGATAGTGAGCTACGTGGAGACAGCAAGACCCAGGCAGAATACCTGAAAATACTTCAAGAAATTGGGGCCTTAAATAGAAATGAGATTAGGTCATTAATAGAACGCAACCCGATTGAATACGGGGACAAGTTCATGTCCAGCTTAAACTATGTTTTCCTGGACTTTATGGAAGAATATCAGCGCCTTAAAGCCGGCGGCGCCCTGAAGGGAGGTGACAAAAAGGATGAAGGATAAAGAGATTCGGCAGTTAACCACACCTATTGAAGTTCGTTCAGAGGGTGAAGGCGAAAGCGAATTTGTGGAAGGATATGCACTGAAATTTGAAAAGTGGTCTGAACGGCTTGGGGGATGGTTTAAGGAAATTATTAGCCGGAACGCTTTGGATTCGGCTGATCTTTCAAATGTTATTGCATTATTTAATCATCGGCAAGATTACCCATTGGCCCGAAATACCGTCTCAGGGGACGCAGGGCGGCTCGAATTAGAAGCGGACAACATAGGTCTCAAATTCCGTTTTAAGCCGTCAGAAACGTCATACGCGCGTGATTTGATGGCGAATATAAGAAGCGGCGTCATAAATCAGTGTTCTTTTGCCTTTTCCTTAAATCACAATGAGACGGATGCTGATGAATGGCGGTTTAATGATGAGGAAGATATTTATGAAAGGCGGATTAATAAAATCCATCGTATATATGATATTTCGCTTGTCACCACCCCGGCATATAACGACACGGAGGCAGTCGTTGGTTCGCGGAGTTTGGAGAAGGTAGAGCAGTTGAAAGAGTCCCGGAAACTGCCGTATGACAATTTAAAAATGGAATTAGAACTTTTAGACCTTATTCTCCCGGAATAGAGGTCTTTTTTTGTGTCTAAAAACAAGGAGGAAACTGTTTATGCCAATGCAAATGAGCAAAAAAGAAATTGAATTGAGACAACAATTTACGGAAAAGAAAAATGCGGCAGATCAAAAGCTGCAAGAGGGAAATACAGAAGAGGCACGTACGCTGCTTGACGAGGCAAAGACCTTGAGAAATCAAATTGAATTAATGGCGGAAGGGCGTTCTCTTGCAGTTCCGGATTTACAAAGTAATAAAAAAGTTACACTTGATTTGGATGATGAAGAGAGCCGAAGTTTTAACACCAATAGTAAACTTGAGGAACGTGATATTTTAACAGCCACAAAAGAATATCGCGAAGCTTGGTTTAAAGTATTGACTGGTCGTAGCCATGATCTTGGAGAAGAAGAGCGAAGCATGATGCAGCGAGTCTTAAAGGAGAATCGCGCATTATCTTCAGGGAGTGATAAAGACGGTGGTTATACTGTACCGGATGACATTTCAACAGAAATTTTAAAATCTATCCAGGAACTGAACTCTGTTCGAAATTTGGTTCGCGTTGTTCCCAAAACGGCTCCATCTGGTAGTTACACAGTCCGAAAAGGCGTGGCTGGGAAACTATATAACACGGCTGAAAAAGAACAGATTCAGGAACTTAAAAATATGGAGTTCGATCAAATCTGGTACAACGTCAAGAAATTTGCTGGATTTATGCCAGCTCCAAACGAACTTTTAAACGATTCATTCGTGAATTTTGTCAAAGAAATTGTGGACTGGCTCTCTGAGTCTGCGGTTGTCACAGAAAATGAAGAAATCTTTTATGGAAAAGGCGGGGAGACAAATGTCGAGGGCATTATCACAAGTGGCAAATATAAAACTCTTAAAGCGCCTTCTGTAATCACAATTAAATTTCTGCGTAAGGTTAAGAACCAAATTAAACGCGGATATCGTAAAAATGCAAAGTGGGTTATGAATACTGAAGCCTTTGAAACTCTGGCAAACATTGAAGACAAAAACGGCAGAGGAATTTTAGCCCAAGACCCTAGAGATGAAGACAACTTCCTTCTGTTCGGCCGTCCTGTTGAAGTCTATGACGAAATTATTACTGACGATAAGACACAAAAAACGCACATTCTCTTTGGAGATTTCAAACGTGGATATTTTATGTTTGATCGTCAAAAGTTCGAAATTAAATCAACAGATGTCGGCGGGGATGCTTTCTTGACTGATCAGACTTATTTCCGCGGAATTGAGCGTTTTGACGGAAAAGTTGTTGATCCAGAAGCTGCTGTGATTGTGACTGATCTAGTTGTTGGTGAAAATGCTCAAGTGGAAACCCCAACAGAAGAAAAATCCGTTGATGTTGGAAAATAAAAATAACAGAAAAGGATGATGAAAAATGGCAGATCAATTTTTAAACCAGAGCAATGGTGTTTACACTTCCGCAGAGGATGATGGCACAGGAAAGCCTGTAACAGCTGTTTATTTGAAAAATAACAGTGAAGACAACCCTTTGTACATTAAAGGGATGCCGGGTGAACCAGGGCCCCAGGGACCACAAGGGCCAAAAGGGGACAAAGGAGATACCGGCCCACGAGGCCCACAGGGAGAGCCAGGACCCAAAGGTGAGAAAGGTGATCCTGCTGTCATTGAAGACGGGAGCATCACCCACGAAATGCTTGGTGAAAATGTTGTCAGAAGTAAAAACATTGGTACTGGCAGCGTCATGCCGGATAACTTAAACAGCGAAGTAAAGGCCATGTTTGATAGTCTTCAATCTCAAATTGATGAGTTGAGAGAAAAAGTGGCAGGCTCTGACGATTCCGCGAACAATGAGCCACAAGAATAAGGCGGGTGAACCATCATGAATTTGGTGGATATGAAAAACTATCTCCGTCTGGACCATTCTGAAGATGATGAAATGTTATCGCAATTTATTGCGGCAGCGAAAAGCTATATTGTCAATGCTATTGGGCGGTTTGTTGATGGGAACCCACAGTTTGAAATTGTGGCCAAAATGCTTGTCCAGCATTGGTATGAAAACAGAGGAATGTATGAGTCAGGGACAAACGGCTCGTCCATCCCTTTTACTGTTGAAAATCTAATGACGCAGCTGCGTTATACGGATGATGAGGTGCAGGAAGATGAAGAGAAAGAGGACCAGCGATCTGCGGCACCGCCTGACATTTCAAAAGAAGACCGAGATTCAGGATGAAGAGTTGAACTGGAACGAAACTTATATTGATTTATTCACCGTCTGGGGCGCTGTGGAGGGTTTTAACTCTCTCGGAAACAATGAGTCTATGGTTGCGGGGGCATGGGGCGTTAAATCGCCTAAAAAGATCACCATTCGGTTCCGGCAAAATATTCAACGCGATATGAGAATTGTTGAACAGATCGGCACAAATGAAAAGGGCGAACCTATTTTCCGAGCTTTTGACATCCTTGACTTTAACGATCCCGAAGACACAAAAAAGTGGCTTGAAATTATGTGTCAGGAGGTGGGGCTCAATGGCTGAAATGAACTTTGAAGGGCTGGCCGATCTAGATCGATATTTTGAAAGAATCGGTGAAGATGTGGAAAAGGCGGAAGATGTGGCCTTGCAAGCCGGCGGTGAAATTATTGCGGAGCACCAGCGACAAAATGTCAATCGAAGCGATAAAAATCAGCCCCATATAGCCGATAACATTACGGTTTCAAAGGCCATGGAATCCAAAGGCGCAGAAAAATTCGTTTCAATCGGACCTAATAAAAAAGTTGCCTTTCGGGCTGCCTTCTTAGAATATGGGACATCAAAAATGCCGCCGTATCCTTTTATCGAAAAAGGTAGGGATGAAGGGGAGGCGTCAGCTGTGGAAGTAATGGCCCGCATTCTAACAGCGCCAATCAAATGAGTTTTGACGCAAAAGCAGAATTGAGCGCTGCCCTGGTCAACGACCGATCATTACAGGAACTGGTGACAGGCGGCTTTCATAATAGAGTCGCTTCAGACGTTAACGCATTTCCGAGAGTTGTATATACAGAGTTGAAAAATGCTGATGGTTCATATGCCGATAATCAGCCGCAATCCTCTGAGGTTCGCTTTCAGATCAGCATTTTTACTAATTCAAATACTGTCAGCAAAGAAACTAAAATCGCCAAAGAAATTGATCGGCTTTTAAAATCGATTGGATACGGTCGCTATGATTCTCAAGATTTATACGAAGAGGCGGACAAGGTTTTTCACAAAGCTATGCGATATAAGAAAGCTTTTTTTTAAGGAGGAAAAATAATGGGACAAACAATTTATGGGTTGGATATGTTTCACTGCGCGGAAGTCGTCCAAGACGATGAAGAGAGTTTGAAATTCGGTACACCTATAAAGATTCCGGGTGCAGTAAGCATTAAGGTAGACCCAAAATCAGAACAAACAAAATTCTGGGCTGATAATGGTGTTTATGACATTTTTAATAGCATGGGCGACATTGATTTAGAAGCTGAAATGGCGGACCTACCTTTAAAATTGCAAAATAAAATTTACGGCCACACTGAAGAGAATGGCGTTTCTTTTGCAAGCGCTGAAGATAAGGCAATTCATTTGGCTTTTGGCTTCAGAGCGAAGAAGTCAACCGGTGGGTATCGGTATTATTGGTTTCTTAAGGGATTACCTGAATTAATGGCAATTGAATCGAAAACGACAGAAGACAAGGCAGATCCGGAAAGTGCAAAGTTTAAGGTTGGATTTATGCCGTTACAAAATCCAAAAGGAAAAAGACGCTGGAAAGCTCAAGCAGAGGACAGCGACACGTTTAATGGCGAGGGCTGGTTTAATCAAGTTGTTTATGACGGTTCAGCTTTTGCATCCGACTCGGGCAGTAAAGCAACCGACTTAGGTAAATAAAGAACTTGGAGCGCTTATAGGCGCTCTTTTTTATTGTCAAAAAACAAGGAGGAATCAAGATGGAGCCTATTTCAATCACACTAAAAATCGACGGTAAAAACAAAAAGTTTGCAACTCCAAAATTTATCCCTGGAAAGCTATTTCGGCTTGCGGCCGAGATCACAGAGGATTTTGAGTCAAATGATCCTGATCGTCTTTTCACCGAGAAACAAATTGAATTTATCTGTGCTGCGTTCGGGGATAAATTCACACTTGATGAATTTGAGAATGGAATTGATTCAAGGATGATTACTCGAACGATCTACGGAACCGCAAATTACGTTTTGGGAAATATTGCAGAGGCCAGCCAGCTTTTAAGCCCTGATCAGAAAAAAGATGGTGAAGAGCTGGGGGAGTAAGTTTGGCTGACGCGGTGATCGACATGTACAACGCGTTAGAAGAGATTGGTTACACACAAAACCAGATTGATGAAATGGACATTCTGTACCATCTGCGCCGCCTGGCCCGTCGAAAAGAAACCGGCGGAAAATCAGCAGCAGAGAAAGAAGAAAAGCGTCTTTACATTGACCAGGTGCTTGGGTAAGGGGGTGACCAATTGGCAAAGGAAATAAGAGTCAAACTGTATTCAAATTCAACCCAGTTCAGAACTGAGATGCGCGCTGTCGCTCTCCAAATGAAAAACGTCAAATCCGAATTTGAGAAGAATCGAACAGCTGTAGGCGTGTGGGGGAATGAATTAAAAACGTCTCAAGAAAAGGCGAAAACACTCAGCCAACAGCTGGATATTCATAAGCGGAAAGTAAAGGCCCTTGAAAGAGCATACGCTGATTCAGCTATCAAAAAGGGCAAAGATGCACAGGAAACGCAGACGTTAGCCCGACGGCTCAATTATGCTACGGCTGAAATGAATAAGACGCAAAATGCTTTGACGGAAACCACGCAGAGGATCAAAAGGCTGGAGGACGAAGCCCGACGTGCTTCTTCTGTCATCCACAGAATGGGTCAAAGAATGAATACAGTCGGCAGCACAATGAGGAATGTTGGTTCTTCTGTGGCTATGACCTCGGGTATCGCCTTTGGTGGTTTGGTTCTTCCTTTAAAAGATGCGGTTCAAGTCGGAATAGACTTTGAGAAGCAAATGAGTAAAGTACAAGCCATTTCTGGAGGTACGGCGGGAGACCTCGCAAAATTAACAGCACAGGCAAAGGAACTCGGTGCGACTACCGTCTTCACGGCCAGCCAGGCCGCGGATGCGCAAGGCTTTCTTGCTATGGCAGGATTTAAAACAAATGAAATTTACGGGGCTATGCCTGGTATGTTGAATCTTGCCGCGGCCGGTGCGCTTGAGCTTGGAACAGCTGCGGACATTACCTCAAACATTATGTCAGCTTTTGCATTAAAGGCTGAAGACTCAGCGCATGCAGCAGATGTCATCGCTTATGCGGCAGCAAATGCCAACACCAACGTTGAACAAATGGGGGAGGCAATGAAGTATCTGGCCCCGAACGCTAATTCACTCGGTTGGGGTATGGAAGAATCAGCAGCCGCGATCATGGCGTTTGGTGATGCCGGCTTGCAGGGTTCTATTGCGGGTCAGGCTTTTGGTACATCCCTTATCCGACTGGCAACACCCGCACGGAAGGCCCAAAAAGAAATTGATAGGCTCGGTTTCGAATTTTTTGATGCTGCCGGCAACATGAAAAGCATGCCTGAAGTCATCGCAGAAATGGAAAAAGGCATGAAGGGCATGACCAAAGAGCAGCAGGCGGCAACTCTGAAAACGATTGTCGGAGCTGAGGCATACAAACATTGGGCCGTTCTCCTTCAAAAAGGATCAAAAGCCCTGGGAGAAAATACGAAAAAGCTAAAAGAATCCGATGGCGCGGCGAAGAAAATGGCCGACACGATGCTCGATAATGCCTATGGAAGTCTTGTCGAATTTGAGTCTGCATTAGAAGGTGCGAAAATTGCTGTCACTGAGGGGCTGCTTCCTTCAATTGGTGACCTTGCGGACAAAGGTTCCGCCCTTCTTACCATGTTTAATAATCTGGATAAAGGAACCCAGGCAACGATCGGAAAAACGGCTGTGCTTGCTGCCGGCGTTTTAGGCGTGACCGCGGCTGTCGCTACTCTTACGGCGGGGATCGGTGCCTTGTTGGCCTTTTCTGGTCCTATTGGCTTGGCTATTGTTGGGGGAACAGCTTTACTTGGCGCATTAGGAGTTGCCATGTATGCCGTTTCAGAACAGACCGAAAACATGAAGAAGAAGCAGGAAGAGGCCAAGGAGAAAGCCTTGCTGTTTGGTGAGGGTGTTTCGCAAGCGACACAAAAAGCTGCAAGCTCTTATGTGGATTTAAGAGAAAAAGCGGAGCTCCAACTTTTTGAGCTGACCCGGGTTTCTGGAGAGCAAGCTGACAAGATGGCCGCGAAATTAGTTGAAACGTATTCTAAAATGCGGGATGAGCTTGTCCAACAGCTTCAGATGCTCAAAAAAGATGCTTTAGTTGTTATTAACGGCTTGCTGGATGACACAGATAAGAATACTCAGAAGGCCGGGGAGAAGATCGTTGACAAGATGGTCGGTAATATTGACCACGATATTCAGGAGGCCAGGGAAAAGGTCAAGGAATTGGAAAAACTTCAGAAAGAAACCGGGCTTGTCTCTTCCAAAATGAACGACTCTCAAAAGAGAAGGTTCAATGAAATTATCACGTATTTCGAACAGTCAACCAGTAAGTTTGCAGCTAATCAAAAAGAAGCTCTTGCGATGCAAAAAGCGGTAACAGAACAGCAAGGAAAGCTTTCTTTCCAACAAGCAAAGAAATATAACAGCGACATTAAAAAGGTATATGACGAGGGCAAAAAAGCAGCAAAAGAGGATTATGACTATCGAAATAAAATTTTGAATCAGCTCTATGCTCAAGGCTATATAGACGCCCAACAAAAAGAAGCCCTCTTGCAAAAAAGTTCAGCTGACTATCAAAAGATACTTGCCAAAAATACAGCATCTTACGAAGAAAATTCTCGCGCTCTTTTTGCGAAAATGTCCAGGAACGGTAAGCTGCTCGACCTGGAAACTGGAAAGGCTCTTGAAAAACAGGAACAGTTTTTCTCTAACTCTATGGGAATGGTGATTAAGCAGGAAGAATCAGAAGCTGCATATCAAGAGCGCTGGGCCCAAAAACAAATTGAATACTTAAACAAACTCGGAACAAGCAAAGAAAAAGCTATAGAGACCACTCGGCAAGCGCTGGAAGATTTCTATGTTGGCCTTGGAAATACAGAACAGGAAGCTCAAGCCAAAGCTGATGAAGCTATTCAAAATGTCTTAGAAAAAATGAATGGCGGCAACGAAAAAGCCGAACAAGCCGGACGAGAAAAAGGCACGGCCTTCAATCTTGGGTTAAGCAGTACATTGGGGACGGCCAAAACCACCGGCAGCCTGATTGAAAAAGGTGCTAATCAAGGGTTAAGCCAAGGGAAGAACCAGCCGAAGCTGTTTGGTATAGAAAAAGGGAATGCCTTTGCGCTCGGTTTAAGAAATACGCTCGGGATCAATAAACAATCCAGCAGCGTACTCCGCCAATCGGTCAACAGTGAGCTATCTAAAAACAGTGGCCAAGCCCGTGCAGCAGGTAAAGAGAAAGGCGATCAGCACAATGCCGGTTTAAGTTCCACAAAGGCGAAAAATAGCGCAACCGCGGCCGGTGTTTCAAAAACTGTTTCAACACGTCTCGGCCAGACTACTGACGGCGGGGGCGGGAAGAAAGCTGGTATGGACTTGACCAAAGGTTTGTTAAGTCAGCAAACCCCTTCTTATAATGCAGGTTCGAAAGTTTCGAACAAAGCAAAATCTGGCCTTAAAAGCGTTAAGACGGACGGTGTAGGCTCGGATTTTGTTTCTGGATTTATCAAAGGGATTCAGGGCGGAATTGGAAGCAGCTCGCTCTTTAGTGCAGCGTGGAACCTTGGTAAGTCGGCATTATCTGCATTGAAAAAGTCGATTGCTTCAAAATCTCCCGCGAAAAAGACCATTGCAGAAGGTAACAACTTTACAGACGGTTTCGCGATCGGGATAAACAAAACTATAGACCGTGCCAAGCGTAGCGCGCAGGCATTAGGTCAGGGGGCAAATCTATCGCTAAAACAAGAAATCAGCAAAATGGCGTTTAACATTAAAGGTGCAGCTGACGAACTTTTGTCGATGCGATCCGAATTAGTGGTACGGAATGAAGTTGATACTCCTTCCCTGAATCAGAAGCTTGATGCACTCATTACGCTTTTATCAAATGGGTTATCGCTTGGAGGTCAGCCAGCCCCAGCCGCAACGAGCCCGATTAGAATTTCGCCGGCGCCGGTCAATATTGACGGAAAGCAAGTGGCGGAAATCGTTTTTGAACAAGGTGACGGAAGGATTTTGGATAGAAAGAGCTTAGACCGATATGATCAAAGCGCTTATCAAAGTGGGGTGAGGCGAACTTGATTAATCTTTATTTAGATTTTAATAACGGCCTGGGAGAACAGAGTTTATCAAGTTTGCTCCCACATTTTAAGGTGCAAAGCTTTACTCCTGATTCACCGGGGATAGAGCGGGAGACAGTCAAAATCCCAAGGATCAGTGGCCTTGTTTTGCCACAGCATCCCAGGGATGTTGTTTTTAAGGAGCGCTCTATTAAAGTAGAAATCCTATTAAATTCGATCATTGCAGAAAATTTCTATCAGTACAGGCGCGAGCTTTATGCGCTTCTGGTCAAGCCCTACCCCTACTATATTTCAACTGATTTATTGCCGAATCTCCGTTTTCTCGTAACCTGTGACGGTAGTTTCAGCATACCGAAAGAAAAACAGAAGAACCAGACTTCTTTCACAGTTGATTTTAATAATATTTCAGGGCTGGCCGAATCAAAATCAACGTCTTTGACGAAACAGAATTTTCAAGGGGAGTATTGGAGTCCAGGTATGAATATTCAGATGCGCGATGACCTGGAATATACCTTCAAAAACCGAAAGAGATTTCAGGTTTATAACACTGGGGATGCCTATATTAATCCGATGCAGCATGACTATAATGTGACCTTACGAGCTAAAGGAAAAAACGTGACGATCATCAACCATACAAGCGGCGAAAAGCTGAAAATTGAACATGAATTGAAAAAATCACAACCCGTCACTTTTATTAAGCAGTATACGGTGATTAATAACAAAGCCGTTAAAACTTCAGGCAGACTGCCGGGGCTTGATGTGGGGATGAATGATTTTGAAATACAAAATACTGATGATTTTGAAATCACTTTTGATACACGATTCTACTACGCATAAGGAGCAATTGAAATGGCAAGATCAGATTTTATAAAAGAGATTGCGCCAGACGCGCAGAAGATATATAAGAAGTATGATATTCTCGCGTCTCTCATTATTGCTCAGGCCTGTTTAGAGAGCGCATGGGGGACAAGTGGGCTCGCTCAGAAAGGAAAAAATCTATTCGGAATTAAGGGGACTTATAACGGGCAATATGTTCTCATGTGGACGACTGAATACGATCGCAAAGGGAATGCAACCCGGGTACAAGCCAAGTTCAGAAAGTATCCATCCTGGTATGCTTCTCTGCAAGATTTAGCCAAGCTTTATGTGAACGGAACGAGCTGGGACCCGAATCACTATAAAGCTGTGGTCGGCGAAAAAGATTACAAGAAGGCGACTGCTGCGCTTGTAAAAGCTGGTTATGCGACTGATCCCAATTATGCGACGAAATTAAACGGTCTAATTGAAACATATAATCTAACACAGTATGATTCAGCAGATGGGGTACCAGATGATCCCGACGAACCTGAAACACCGATATCGGAGCCGGATTTTCCAAGTAAGGAGTATGATGGAAAAGACATCCCACTCAATAAAAATCTGCCGTCTGATGTGGATTTTCCGCAGCTTCATGTGTCGACAAAGGATGGCAAAGATGTTGTGGAAATTACCGGTGTTATTCCCGATCTGACGGACGACACTTCCGGGAAGAAGAGTTTTACCTTCACCATCACTAAAACGCAAGAAAACGCCATAGAATTTGATTTATTGGTGAATGACAATATTCTTTATCTGGATGAGAAAAAATTCAACCATCAAAAGTATTACATCACAAACGTTGATGTACGACAGGAAAATAATGTCCTGAAGAAAACTGTTACGGCAAGTCATATTTTCTCTGTTCTTCTAATCAATAATTACGTGAATGAAACGGTATCAAAAAAAATGACGATCAAAGAGGCGTTTGACCTTGCCTTGAAGGATACGCCTTTCAAATACGAGTTGAAAGCACCAGTGAACGAGTTTCAGGCTATGGAGCAAGAAAACTTTGGGGATGGAAATTCGACGGAATTGATTGATAAAATCGTTTCTGATTATGGGCCTGAGCTGGATGTTGATAATTATAAAATCCTTGTCTATAAAAAGATGGGGCGAAAAATCAATTTTACATTGGATTCCCGCTATAACATGCCGGGCATATCCATTAAGGTAAATTCGCAAAACAGCACAACTCGAGCCTGGGGATACGGAGCCACGAAAAAGAACAGTACTGACAGCAAGAATCCACAGTATGAATTTGAGCCAATTTTGTATGTCCATCCTGAAGAGGATAAGTTTTTGCTTGAAGGGCTGCCGAGATGGGCTGACCCAATAAAAGATGAAACGATCAAAAAAGCCAGCAGCATGGTTTCAGCTCTGAAAAAACATGTTAACCCTTATCCTGAAATGACTGTGGAAGCTGATTTCCAAAAAATCTACGAGCCGAAGCTATTAAAGATTGAACAGGATTTTTGGAAAGGCGACACAATTCACATTCTAGCCGACACGGCGGCAGGGATCACATTCGAGGATGACGTGAGGCTTGTTTCAATTCAGTATAACCCATTGAACCCATACAGCAGCCCGAAACTGACTTTCGCGAATTTCAGAAAAGACATTCAGGATGTTGCGGTAAACCAGGCCAAGCAGTTAAAAGATCAAAAACGATATATAGACCAGCTGTTTAAAACGCTTGGGTAGGCGTTTTTATTTTGTCAAAAAGGAGTGAGTAAAATGGTGCGTCTGATAAAAGACTATGATCACACAAAAAATTCCCGACACCAGGCTCAATTAAAATCGGATATGCAAAGCATAGAAAATGGCTTGAATGAGCAGGAGAGCCTACTTCAATCTCATAAAAAAGCCCAAACCGCCCACACATCGGAACAAATCGAGCACGGCGGTTTTTCTGTTGCGAACCGGTTGAAAAATCTATATGCCCGCTTTACTAATCTGGTCGTGAATCACGACGGGACGGATGTAAAGGAGGTCGTGGATGCCAGGGTGACGACTTCCGGGGAAATCGCACAAACGTTGAAAGACCGGCTGGATTTAGAGTTTAATAAACTAGAACAGAAAATAAAAAGAGAAGTAAATGTTGATGATTTTGGCGCCGTTCCGGATGGAAAAACCGACAGCTCTGAGGCTTTTAGAAAAGCGGTGGGGAACGGCCGTGTAAGGGTTAAATTAAGCGCTGGTATCTATGTGATTCGAGGGGTTAAGCTCCCATCCTGGACCTATCTTGTGGGTCAGGGCAAAGGTGTGACGATCCTGCAGCTACATGAGGATACACCGGCCAGTGAGTGGGTAATCACAAACGCCGATTATGAAAAGGGGAATAGAAATATTTTCGTGCAGGGGATGTCGCTTGATTGGAACCCGGACAGGCAGGGCGGTGTCGGGGCTACGGGTGGCCAACATTCAAGCTGTTTAACCTTTGCAAATGTGAAGTTTGGCTGGGTAAAGGATGTTGAAGCTATTAACCCGGGTTTGCACGGTTTCGACATAACAGCGCCCACATATGATCACTTGGCGTCTACACAGTACACAAAAGATGGATGTCGGTATGTGTGGCTGGATAATTGTGTTGCCTATGGGGCAGGGGACGACGGGATTACCACACACTATAGCGAATACATTTTTATTTCAAATTCTCATTCTTTCGATCCGAGAGGTACGGCCCACGCGAAAGGACAGTCAAATTCAAACGGTATTGAAGTGGACGACGGATCAAAGCATGTTTGGCTTTTAAATAACTATACGTCCGGCAATATTCGAGGTGTAGAAGTCAAGGCTCATGCTGAATGGCCGGCATCCCAAAATGTTCATGTGATTGGACATGTATCTTACCGGGATGTACGCGGCTATGATTTAAGACATATCGGGCACCATCTGGCGACCGATCCGGAAAGTTCGACGGCCTACGATGTCACCCTGACGGATTGTACCGCGATTGAGCCTGTATTTAATGATATGTATGCAGGGCTGTCTCCGCGTGCGTTAGTTGTTTCAGCTTATAAAAATGTTCAGATCAACGGTTTTACGGCCATTGGCGATCCAACTTATGATTACAAAAATAATCCGGTTGTCGCGTTCCAATATAGATGCCGGAACATTACTGTAAATGGGATTAAAATTCGGGGTTTCAAAAAAGCCGGGATGGATATTCATGTCATCGGAGGGGATCAGAAGGCAGATCATGTCAAGATTTCAAACATCGACATCCGTGAATCTGCGCCCCAGGCTATCGGGTTAGGGGGTGGTGTCTATAACGTTTCTTTATTAAGCGGGTCACTTATCGGATCAAACGGGACATACGGGATTACATCACCGAACAACCAAGCGCTTATTTTCGGTATTATGGCCGAAGGCTACAAGGTGCCGGCCATGTTTGCAAAGAAAGAATATCCATTTGTGCCGACAAATATCCCGGGCGGCTTTAAAGCTGCGGCTGCCTCAAGCGTTGTTCTCGACGAATCCAGCGCTATTGTAGGGGCTACTGGGGGCAATGTTGCAAAAGGCCCGCGGAATTTCATGGGAGGCGTTTCAGGCGGCTCTTCTACAGAAGGATCACGGCAGGCCATTATAGCAGCGAACAACTCAAAGACGAAAGGGGACGGACCTGCAAGAGTGGTGATGGCTGCCCAGGCAGTTACTAACGATGACAGCTATTCTGTAGTTGGCGGATACGGCACCGGATCACCGTCGAAAAATAATATCAAATGGAAAATTGATTCCACAGGCGGGAATATCCGAGGTGTTGGACGTGTGGAAAGCGTGTCTGATTTTAAAGACCTTGCAGAATACTTTGAATCCAAAGACGGCCGTAAGATTGAATCCGGCTTCTTGGTAACTTTGGATGGCGACAAGATCCGGAAAGCTGAAAAAGGGGACAAGATTCTTGGTGTTATTTCTGAGACGGCCGGCGTCATCATGGGTGGTGCAGCATTTTATTGGAACGACCGTTACCTTAGAAATGAATTTGGCGGTATTATCTATGAAACCATTAATGATAATGGTCGAGAGATCATAGTACCTATGGAAAACCCAAACTATAACCCTGATCTTGAATACATCCCCCGGGAAGAGCGGGACGAGTGGCATGTCGTCGGTTTGGTTGGTCAGGTATTTGTCAGGATTGATGAGACTGTCCAGGTAGGAGACTACATCGTCCCAGCTTACGGAATAGGGACAAAATCAGAGGACGGAACAGGTTTTTACGTGATGCGTATAAAGCGGCCATATTCCGCCGAAAAAGGGTATGGAGTCGCATTGGTCTTCATGCACCCACAGATGTAAGGAGGTTCACCGATGATCTATAAAGAGGGCGAAATTCCATTAGATATTAATGCGCGGAGATCAGCGCCCATTTCTACTAACATTCAATTTTTTACACAGGACACGGGCAGCGCAAAGCTGTCTTTTTCTTTTACAAAAGACGGCGCCCCGTTGCCTCTGTCGGCGGTGGATGCCAAAATAGTCCTTCTGTATGCGGATGATTCGTTTTATAAACGGAGCTTGACGCCGACCGACAGGGTAAATGGGAAAGCTGAATATGTCCTATCTGATGAAGAATTGAAACATCATGGCCAGGTAAGGGCGGAAGTCAAGCTTTATTACACAAACGGTCAGGCGCTCGCGACAGTCTTTTTCACTTTCTCCATTGC